GCGCAGCGACTTGTAGTACTCATTAAGCCCAATGCAGTATTGATCCAACATAGAGTAAGCCTCTAAGTCGATAACCTGCTTGCGAGCCATAGTCTTATTGTGACTTATCGCAAAGGATTTCATAGATTTTGTCAACGCGTGTCTCTAAGCGATTTACTGCATCCTTCATAGACGATCCGCTATTGGGCTTCAACTCCGCTAAATAGTGTTTGATCATGAACTGAAGCATCGCAGTAATGCCACCCAGAACCGTTGCGATCGCTACTACAAGTGCAGCATAATCTTGAGGACTCATTTTCTAGGAGTGGCATAGCCAAAGATACCGGCAACGATCGAGCCAAGGATCGCCCGATAGTCGAGTGAGAAGTTAGAAGTAGTGCCCCATACTGCTAAGAATGCTCCGATAGATATAACTGCTGGGTGCTTCATGTTCATAGTTTTGCTCCTAGTAGTGGGATATTAAAGAACGAACCGTCTTGATCGCCTTTGCTAGTGAAAGATATGTGGCAATGATGAGTGTGCTTGTTAGCCCCTGTATAAGGCTTCCAACGCCATAGGCTCTTGGCGCTGGCAATCCTGCTTTCAAAGATGATGTACTTAATGCGCTTGTCCGTCTTGGCAAGGACTCGAAGTTGATCAGCAATGTTGGGCATGAGATCGGGCTTTGCTGTACCAGAGACATCTCGATCGACATCGATTGCGTGAACAATCCCTGACTCTGGAGAAGGTATGTGGTCGCTAGTACCTGCTGACATATGCCTTGCATCCGCAATCCAGCCATCGGAAGTACGATCGCGATCTGGGTATGTGTCATCAAACTGCTCTCTAAGTTGTTTACCGGCAGCGCATAGTGTTGGCTTCATGCAAGCAAGATAGCCAATTCATCTGCTGTTAAGCCTAGGCGTTCTGCAATAGCAGCCTTGGACTCAGCCTTCTTAATGGCTTCATCCTTCTTAGCTGCATAAGCGGCTTTCTCTGCCTGATAAGTCTTAAACTCATCGGCAGTCATTTCGCGTTCAATTTCTTCGTTTGTTTCAGCATTTACAATTTTGATACTTGGATTAGACATTAGTTAACTCCGTAAATTAGGACTGATCCGCCAGACCAACTGCCGACGGTTACTAAAAATCGCATTGACGAAATTGCTGCAACTGTTCCAGAATAATAAGTTGATGAATTGCATATAACTTTGCCTGTTGCATTCACATAACCGTTAGTACTAGTAAACACCTTTCGCGTTGTTGTGTTTGCATAGTCTGGAAAATATAAAACAGAGAAATTGTCGTTATTTGCACCGTTGTGGCTGCCAATACCATCCATAGAAAATCCTACATTGTTGTTTTCGCCGTATGTTGTAACTGTATTTCCATTGACTGAACCTGCATACCAAGTTTGGTAGTTGGCAGCAGTTGTATCTCCATTGACTGTAACTAAAACATTTGAATTTGATGATGAATACCAGTCTCGTACATAAATAACTAGGTCTTTATACGAACCGCTTATGCTTGAAATTGTTGTACTAGCACCTGAAAGCGATGTGGTAGATAGCAAAGTCATTCCACCTGCCGCCGCTGTTGCCCAAGCCACCCCTGTTGCGGCAGTTGAGTCGGCTGTTAAAACCTGTCCATTAGTTCCAACTGCTACGCGAGCGTTGGTTGTGCTAAAGCCGTAAAGATCGCCCTTTGTGGTCAAAGGTGAGGCAGCGCCAGAAATAGCAACCCACGCTGATCCTGAATAGTATTCAGTTGAATTAGTATCTTTGAGATAAGAGATCATGCCTTCAGCCAAGACGCTAGCCAAAGCCGTTGTTCGAGCGGCAGCATCAGCAAAGACCATGACGGTCTGTTCTTGCAGGTAATTATTTACCTGAGCGGCGGTGAGAATATCACCTGTCGTGTATAACTTGTATCCTGCACCTGCCATTGTTATCTCCTAATAAGCCAATACCGAGGTACTGATTATACCTTGGACTGCGCTATTTAATGTGAACCCATCAGTTATAGGCTCAAGGGTGGTCATTGTCACTTGCATTTGATTTGGTGTGATATTCCAAGCAAAGCCTTGGCATTGCAGGGTTTTAACAATTGTTGAACCGTCCGGCTGAATGTTTGTAATCTTTAGAGGTGTAAAATAGTCAACTCCTAAGATTGTTCCAGTTGGCACAGAAGTATCTAAAAGATCAACCGTCATGGCATCTATGCGGATAGTTGTCTCTTGGCGCGTTGCTACATAGATTTGAGCAATATTGAGAGTATCTGCATCGGTCTGGGCAACTAGATTTTCTTGGTTTAACTGGTGAGGAAAGTATTTAGCAATGGAGGTCGCATTCTCTGAAACTTGCTGAGTGCCACCCACGCGAGTCATGCCAGCGGAGTTGATAATCAACTTGTCATCGAATGCAAAAATTAAGTTGGCATAGGGAATGCCGCCAGTTTGATTAAACTCGATCGGAGTTGCACTCGCTGAGGTGATCGTATTTGATCTGTTCTTAAAAACTGCTGTTCCAGAACCATTGAAATAGAAAGCGCCTTGTTCTGAAAAAGCGGCATTGAATATAGCATCAAGCGAAGTTCTGGCTGTTGCTGGATCGGCTATGCAGGTTGTGTTGCCTGTGTCTATTGTGCGCATTGAGGTAGGGAATGAGACCTGATCAAGTATCTTGCCTATGCGTGTGCCGGTGTCTTGCCCTGCTGTCGCGCTGGCAACTGTTGTAACTGTCGCTTGCTGCATAAGTCTGAAAGCATCTGAGCAAACAATATCGACATAACCTAATTCCTGTCCTTGCGGATAGGTATAAAGATACTCTGTTGTATAGCCAGAAAATAGAAAATATGAAGTTCCCTCATAAGTTGCAGCAACTCTTAACTTGCGAAGGGGTGTAAGGAATGGATAATAAACAGAATTAACATTTTGAGGATTCCAAGAGCCATCTGTGTCGATGACTCTAACTGTGCAACTTCCAGCCTCATACTGATCGCGCATTATATTGCGGCCGCGTCTAATGCTTATTTGACGAACCTCTGGAGTTAAGTCAACTACTTTGTTAAGAGTCTCTGATCCCAAAGTGCCAGTTCCTAGCAAACCGTACTTGGCATCACCGAGTGTTAATGGATAGCCAAAAGTTGCGCCAGACGAGAAGTCAAAAGATACGCTGATCTGGGCAGGTAAAGTCATCCTGCGAACGAGCCTTTAAGTCTGCCGATAGCAGATGGAGAACCTGATAGTGATCGATTTAGCAAGCCATCGGATACTGCCTGAACTAGATCGGCTTCTGATACTACTGAGCCAGCAATATAAACATTTACATTGCCAGCCGCATCTGCTCTAGCAGAGACATTGCTGCTAGCGATCATTTCTTGAACTGCTGGGCTAAAAGTTCCAGAAGTGTTACCGCCAGCGATCGATGTCGGAGCAACTGGAGTCATGCCAGCAATGCGGCGAGCCTGTGCCTCAATCATGTCTAGGTAATTTTTCCACGCTGTAAAAGGGTTCTTAGCATCTGGCAAGTCTGCAAGATAAGCAGCTAGTTGTGTGGATAGCCCTTGAGCCTTAGCAAGTTCTCCAGCAAGTTTAGAAGCCTCACTTGTGTTGCCGGTAAGGATTGCCAGTTGCAATTCTAGACGCTTGCGTTCCTCATCGGTAATCTTGCCCTTGAGTGCAGCAATAATTCCTGCTTGTTGAATGTCAAAGAGAGTGCCAGCCTTTTGAAGTGCAGTCTGTTCTTTGATTGCTTTAGTTTGACTTATTGTGGCGGCGGCATTCTTTTTTGCCAAGGCTGCTGCTTCTTTTTGATACTTAGTTGCAGCCGCTCCACCGAATTGTCTGCGTCCTACTTTGTCCTCTTGTCTAAAGCCAGCAGTAATCTTTCTATATTCTCTGACCGACTCTAATAAGTTTTTGCCTGAAAAGAACGGTGCGATTGCGGCAACTGTTCTGCCGATACCTACTAACAGATCGCTAACAACTGTGGCAAGTTTAATAATGCCAGATAATGAACCTGCTAAACCACCAGCACCGCCGGCGTCTCCTAAAGCATCTACTAACCCTTTGCCAATAATCTCTTTAGCGTTAGCTGCTGCAACTGTAATTTTGTCAAGTGATCCTGCATAAGAGTTTGCAGATAATAGAGCCTGACCACCGAATAAAGTCGTAATCCTTGCCTGTATCTCCTCAAAGGACATAGCCTTAAGTTGTGCTTGAGTTAATCCAATACCGTATTTAGCAAGGGCGCGAGTCTGTCCTACATAACCCTTTGATAAATCACCGGCAACGCTGACCACATCAGAACCGCTTGCGGCGGCAAGATCAAGTGCTGTGCGAAGTAATGACTGACTCTTGCCAACATCACCCGTTGTAGTTAATAAGCGTTGGAAGGCTGGGCGTAACTGGTCATCGAGCACACCGAATTGCTTTTCTAAATCGGCAATAAAAGTTTTAACTGCTGGATCAGCAAAGGCTAAGCCTAGGTTATCAAGCGAGCGGCTGAGAGTTCTTGCTGCTTTGTCATCTGCTGCAAAGGCTTTGGCTGCATCGAAGCCCCTGCGCCCTAATTGCTGGGCTGTAAATAATCCTAGATAAGACTTGGCAAGATTTTTGACCTGACTTTGTAATCCAATAGTTGCTTTAGCTGCATCGTTAAAAGCCTTTTTACCAGAGAATACCGAAGCAATATCTATCTTTAGATCAGCCATTATTTAACTCCTGTCTTAGCCCTGAACTCAATAGCAGAACTGCCTATTGCTTTGACAATCGCAGCAGTTACTCTGCCCTGATCCTCTGCAAAGGCTCTAAAAATTACGCGACCAGTCATCTTGCGAGTGGTTCTGCCAGCCTGACCTTGTTGACGAGGGCGAGCGTTTACTAAAGCCCCTAGAGAATTGGCTCGGTCAATAAATTGCTTGCCAGCGTTAGGATTGAGAGACTTATTAACCTTGTTAGAAGTATCTATGTAATCGCTATAAATGCCGCGAGTAGAAGCCTGCGAAGGTTGACCGTTAGGGCTTTTGCGCCCTGCTGTTTCGTAGATCGCTCCACCGGCCGAGGTGTTTACAATACGGGCAAGAGACACAAAGCCGCGCTTATTAGGCTTTGATGGTCTAGTTGAGTACTTTACTCCGCGCTTTGCTTCTGTTTGATCATACTTAGGAAAGTGCCGATAGTTACTTGTTTCCTCTGATGAACTCGCTGAAGTCCAGCCAGATAGCATTGAACCATTAGAAGGCATGAAGCCGCGAGCCTTGTTTGTAATTGGTTTAAGTGCTGCAGCCATTTCTTTAGTTGTCTTTTTTGCTAGATCAGGCTCGAACTCTCTAAGGGCTTTGCGAAGTTTGTCAGCGCCTTTTAACTCGACTGGCATCGCTCTGCTCCTTTGCTCTATCCTTCAGGGCTTGAAGTAAAGTCCTGAACATTGTGTGATCTAGTTCAATTAAAGTTTGGGGCGAGAGTCCTGTCTCAAGCGATAGTCTCGCTACAAGATAGGTGAAGGACTCTCGCGTTACTCCAAAGGGTCATCGTCTAGTACCTCGACTCGCGTCAATGTCTCTAGAAAAGACTCTCCGAAGGGTTTAACGGTTTCACCCGAACGCCTAATTGCTTCCCAGCAGAGCCAATATACATCGGTCTGCTTTTCGTCATCCCTAAAGGCTTTGTGAAAGCCCTTCTTGGCATAAGCCTCGAAGGCGTACTCGATCGCCGGAGTGATCTGGTACTCGTTAACGCTTCCATCTGCCCTTGTTACCTTTAGTTTTGCCATTGTTTGCCCCTTAGTTAATTTATTATGAAGTGGTGATTACTACTGTGCCGTTGACATTCCAAGTTACTGACTGTGTGCCAAGGTCTGAAACTGCACCGTTAATGTCGGTAGTTCCGTTTACTAGG